CGCAGTTGCGGTTGTTACAGATAAAGAAGTTAAGCTGATACTTATATCTTCCTCGTTTTTCCATTTTTGTGTTGCAGAATCGTATCTAAGAATGTGATTATCAGCAAGAGAAGTAATATTTACATCACCAACATCATTTAACCCATTAATAGTTGTACCCGCACCTCCTGTTCCGTTAATCCAAGAAGTTCCGTTCCACTTAAGAACCTGGTTTGTTGTTAAAGTATCAGAGTCAATCTCTACATCGTTAAGAGAATTAATGTTTTGAGTAGCAATACTTTGAAGGTATCCTTGAACTGCATGGTTTCCCCAGCCATAAGCCGCATCCCATTGCGCAGTTTTTGTAGAAGTAATTCCGTAAGCAGCAGATGCTGTGAACACGGGGTCGGTTTCGGTGAGAGATGAACTAGTTAAGTACCCGGCATCGGCATGATTACCCCACCCATACGCTGTATTCCAATTGGTAATATTTAAGTCAGCTTTAATATCATTTTTAATTTCGGAAAATAGTACTTTTTTAGTTGTACCTGTAGCCGCAGAAGTTTTGTCGCTAATATCTACTGCTAGCAGAAGATCACTTTCATCTATATCTGTGAGGCTTGTTAAGTCTGATAATTTTTTTGCTGTTGCCATGGTCTTAATTATTTAAGTGGGTGGTGGAGTAAATTGACTTAATATTATATATACTTTCATCTAATTAGACGACTAATACAAAATAGGATTTCCAGATTCTGTAATTAGATAATCGACACCGTTTTCTAAGAGAATATAAGGTTCTTCTGGTGCCTCGTCTGTTTGTATTTCTGGCTCAAAAAATGCGTCACCTATTTTCCATAAGTCCGCAGAAAGATAAGCATATTGAACCCTAGCATTTAAAGTACCAGATGTCCAATACTCTGCTATAGACTTAACTAAATCCCAAGTTCTGCCATCTCTATTATAGTAATATGGCAATCTAAAAAACACGTTTTTAGACTCTTCTATGCTAGTCACCGACGTTCTATCGGCAACTAACTGGTTGTTATAGGCGCCTACACTATAGTCGTCTTCTGTTCCTACTTGAGTTACACTATACTTTGTAGGAAGTAAAATTGGTGCGTTTATCTCTAAAGACCTTAATCCAGACTTGGGACGTAAAATTGCAGAAATTTTGTTATTGTCTTTTAGCTTTACGTTACTAATATCTAGCTCTTCGGCAGTATGAGCTTTAACTCCGAATAAACTAAATAAAAATATTAAAGTTAACAAACTGCCTTTTGATGGTAATAGGCCATCCCAATCTTCCTTATACACAGAAAAAGAATCAACGTTTTTGCTTGAAAAATCTTGGTAGGTAGATCCAGATAACGCCACGCTTGAGAACAAGTTATTTATAGATATGGTAGAAATTTTTGAAAGATCAACTTCTGAAACATCTACTTCTGAGTCATTTTTGATTTCTTCTGTATCGCGCCAAGGAGCGGAGGTAAAAGGATGGAGGTCGAGCACCTCGCCTTTAATAGTTTTGTACTCTTTATTCGCTACATTTTGAGTCATTGACGTCTCAAACCAACCTAGAGCGTTTTTAATAAGCGCTCTTTTGTGATCTGCGTTCCAGTTGAGATTCCATACTTCACCGGATAAACCAACATGTTGAGCTAACCAATCAAGATTTTTAGGACTACACTCTGTAGGATCTAGGTATGTATAGTAAAACGATTCAATGTCATATTTCTTTTCTCTGAGAAACTCGTCAGCACCCGCTAAAATCCATTTAGCAACCGGCGCTTTTGGTAGTCTGTCATCTGGTACCCTCCCCCAAGAGTTTTCATCTCTGGGAGAATAAAGTTCTGCTTTTGTGCGATCAGATAAAACCGGAGACATTCCTAAGCTTCTTCTCTCATCCTCGTCAGTAATGACCCTTGGAAGAAACTGATAAGCAATAGATCTGTCTGTAAGAGCAACGATAGTACCGATCTCTAGCGCAGAAATTGAAATATCAAATCTTTCGGTTTCTTCTCCGATGACTAAAATATCTTCTCCTTCGTCTGGGCGATAATTTAACGCAGCGGAAGGAAGCCTGAAATAAATTGGCCTTACATTTTCATCCGATATAGATCTAATTCTAGATTGTTTTATTCCAGAAGCAGTAACTTGAAGACATTTTGAAAAAAGAACTCTTAGCTCTCTTAGCACATAAGAAATAAACTCTCTGTTTGTTTCATGCTTTGCAAATCTATTTTCCCAACGAAGGGTCATAATGCTAGAAACTTTGTCTCTCCATACTTTTTTAAGCCTAAATAGTATGTCTTCTACAGCAGAATACACCTCTTGAGTAAGAGCCGTGTCTGCCAAAGAGGAGTACATTGGACCTGTTTCAAGATGCGGAGTTTTTCTATAAGCAATCTTGATTACCTTTCTTATAAAATCTTCTTCTGTAGTAATAACTCCGGTGGTAGTATTTGTATTATCTAGATCAAGAGTATAGTTAAAAAACTTAAGAAACTCTTCAGAAAATGCCGACTCTAAATAATTTTTTGGTGGGAGGTATATTGTTGTTGATTTACTTGCCGGACTTCCTATTCCGATCTCTGTGCCATCAGGGTTTGTATGAGTACCTCTTACTATAGTTTTCAGTTCAATTACTTCTTTACCACCTACGTAATATTCTGCAGCTACGCCATTATACAAAGCTGCCGAGGTATATTTCCATTTAAATTTAGATATTTGTTTTAATTTTCCAATTATGCACTTGCCTGGCGCGCAGTCTGTGTTTGCTCCGTCTGCACACGCTAATTTTTCTACTGCGCAATTCTCTCTACCACCTTCAAGCTCACCTGGAATAGGAGTGCCATGAGATAAAATCTTAAAATCCCCATCAGCATTCTTTTCTAGTTCTTCTCCGCTAGGCAAGAATACGTTGCCTATACTTTCGTATCTAAATCCAGAAGTGGTGAGCTTTTTAATATCTCTATTGATTACCTCATTTCGGTCCTCATTTAAATCTTTTTTAGACTCGAAGTTTATTTCTGCAAGAGTATGATCAGCAATTTTAATCTGCTTTGTTCTATCAAACTCAGAGGTAATTTTTCCTGCAAAAAATCCTCGTCTAATGAATTTTCTATTCCTTTGATCCCAAATAGATAAATGTTCCATTTTCATCCTCTAAGATACGTGTCATAATCTGAATTTAAGAAAGTATAGGTAAGAGGAGCCTGAGTAGAAGAGGCTATAAAACTCACCACGGTTTTATATTCTCTAAATGACCTTATAACGTTTTCATTAGTAAACGTAGAGTCTACGCTATCAATTATTACTTCTGGAGTATCAATACAAACTCCGTTAATTTCTTCGGAAATAAATGGAGAGTTGCATATTGTTGAACCTGAATCAGTCCCACCTTCTAATTGAAGAAGCTTAAATGAAAGGCCTTTGATTTTTTCTGCAATATTTAAATTATAAATTTGATTAAAAATATCTTGGTAGTTAATGTTTTCGCCAAGATCTATGCTCTGAGGAGAAATATTATTAGAAATAATATCTCTGACAACTGTTGCAAAATTTCCTATACCTCCAGCGTATTCTTCGTCGTTGTACTCAATAATTATTGTAGTTTCTACTGGAGTGATTACAGGAGCAATAAGAGATACGTTATTACCCAACGGAATTTTTTTACGAAGCGCCTTTAACAAAGTTGTACTTGTGTTTTTATCTAGTGGTTCGCCGGCGGCATTACCCACACAAGCCATTATAACTCCTGAAGGAGCCGATGGATCTACGTCGAATCTTTCTTCGTAGCTTAATACTTTGATTATAGAAGCATCTGAAGTTAAAGAGGCTATTTCATTTTCGTAATCTTCGGCGGTGATTAGTCCCCTTCTTCTTATTAACGAGAAGGCTTTAGACTTCATGCTTTCAATAGATTCTAAATTTTTACCACCTTGCGCTGAAGTATTATTAGTAACTGAGCCAAGTCCTAAGATATTTACATTTATCTTTTCAATAGATTGAGAAGAAACATTATACTCTGTGCCCCATTTTTCTGCAGTTGCAAGGCCCGTAGATGTAGTTATAGAATCTCCTATTCTTACCTCATCTTTTAAAATAAATCTAAGTCTATTAGATGTTAATAAGGTAGTTCCTGAAGGAATAATAACAGTCCTATTAAAGTTTGGAACTTTTGTAAAAGTTACTTCAACAATTGCTTTAGCGCCAATAGATCTTTGAATGCCTAGTTGCCTTAACCATTGCAACGTATAAGCTTCTGGTAAAGCGTTCAAATAATAGAGTAGTTCGCTTTGGGCATAAGCTTGCCCTTCTACTAGCGCAGAAAGAGGGGACGCTGGACTAAAATCATTTAATTGCCCGCCAGACTCAAGAAAAACTTTTGTCTGCATGTCTCTAACCAGAGCAGGAGTATTTCTGGGATCAAGTTGAAGTGGTAAAATTGGTCCGTAAATATCAGCCATTAGTTAGTACCAAGTTCGAGTGTTGCAAGATTGAGATTATAAATAGCACGTTCAGTTGTTGATAAATTTGAGTTATCTTGAATATTGCTTAGTACTGAAGACCCAATATAATCCAAATCTACGTTTTCGTAGCTATCCTGGTTTAATATACTTTCACCTAATAAAGAAACCAGAGGATATCCTACGTACCCTTGCACTACTGACTTTTTAAAAGCAGACGGATCGGTATTATAAGCATTTCCGCCATAGTATCTTTGTGGAGATAAGGTTCCGTAATTTCTTTCTACTCCTTTAGAATCTTTTGCAAAAGTACCCTGGGCTTCTAACCTAACTAAATTATCAGGTGGAGCTTCTGATAGTTTTGTATTAGGGTTGTTAATTAAAAACACCAATACAGAAGAAGCATCTTCTCCAACGTACCCAAATTCTATAAATTTATCTTGGACTTTTGTTGCTAGGTCTCTAACGTCTATGTCTAGATTTGACTCTGGATCGAACTTCAATAAAGTTTTTTCTATACTTTCGGCAAATATCTCACTAGGGGAGATGGAGTACGTAGAGTATTCATCTACGGAATACAAAAAAGTATTTAGTAAAGTGTCAGAAAAGTTGTTAACGCTTTGAGCATAAAGATCGATAAAATCTGTTATAATTTCTCCGGTATCATATTCTTCCTTAAATACCGATTTAAAAACGTCCAATACAAACTTCTTAGTACCTACAAAGTCTAAGAAAGCATGAGATGGACGCTGAGAGTCTAAAGCTCGGGTCTTAGATCCTCTTTTTATCTGATCCGCAACTGCTGGAAATAAAAAAGACGATCCATAAGCAACAGCCGCTAATCCCCCTGTTGTAGAGAATTTATCAGTAAGAAAATTACTCTTGGCCACATTTGAAATATATCAATCTATATTAGCTTTAAACCGTAGAAAGCAGTTTAAAGGAAGAATAGACTAAGTACAATAGAATTGTAAATGAGTCAAGCATCTATTCAAATTCTAACTTCAAATATTGCAGGAGAAGAGCCTTTCATCGGGGACTTGGATGAAGGAGAGCTCTTTGGCAATAACGCAGATGGCAGAATTTGGATCGGAGATTCTGTTGGGTCTCCTATTGAAATTGGTGGGGCAGTTAAAAGTAGCCCAATGGGCTCTTTATTTACTGCTAACTATCTAAGTGTTGATGTCAGCAATCCAGATAATCTTCCAATTTCAAATACAAATCCTTTACAAATCCCTCAAGGATTTTATAGAGAAGTAAGAATTTTAATTACCTTCCCGCAAGAACCCGCGTCCAACGTAGTTTATTTTGACTATCCAGTAAGCTGGGGAGCAAAAGATTCCTGGTATATTACCTCTTCAGGTATTACTTGGGGTCAGGGCTTAGTGGCTGTAGATGAGGATGCTGACAATCCTATCGATGCTTATAGAGGTCAAGGTAGACAAATAATGATAGAGCTTAGCTCTTTTGGCCCTAATGATTCCTGGATGGGCAGATTACTCTGGATCAATAATATTTCATAATTTGAACTCCAATGCTTGACAAGATTACGTTCGTTAACGGAACAATTGTTACCAAGGAGTATCTCA